GACCGTCATCATTACGGGTCTCGGTGTTGCACAGGTTCCACCTTCGGCTCCGGCAATCGGATTGACCATCTTCCCGACATTCATATTCGGTCGCGGAGCCTACGGTCAGGTCGTCTTGGACAACGCCAAGTTTAGTTACTTAACAGGCGCCGACAAGAGTGACCCGCTTAACCAGCTCAGAATTATCGGATGGAAGGCTTTCTACGGATCATTGATCGAGAACCAGCAATTTTTCGCACGAATTGAAAGCGTAAGTAACTTCACCGCTACCTTCGGTTAAGTAGCGTCTTCTTCGGGCGGCGTCTTTACCCAAGAAAGCGCCGCCCGAAGCAAGCTAGCGCAGGCTGTAGCGGGGTGCTATGTTGACCGCGCAACCAACAGGAGCACCCCCGATGGCAAAACCCGAAGTAGACCTGGATGCGGTTCTCGCCGCTGCCAAGATCGAAGAGCCTGTGAAGGCTAAACACCCAATCCTATCCGATGCCGAAGTGCAGGCGGCGCGCGACAAGGCGCGCTCGATCGTCGAGAAGGAACGCAAGGACGCCGCGATCAAGGCGCTTGTCGCCGAAGAGACGACGCGCCTTCAGCGCGAAGAAGGCTTGGTGTCGGGCGATCCTGTCAAAGACGAGCTGGTCAATATCACGATGGACCTTCCCGAATACTCGGCTTCGGTTAACATCAACATGGAGCCGTACTGGCACGGGCATAGCTACAAAGTGCCGCGCCACGTCGCCAATACCTTGCGCGAGATCATGTCGCGCGCATGGAACCACCAGCACGAGATCGACGGTAAAACTCTTGCGCAGTCCAAGCAGCTCGCACGCGATACCGTCATCAGCCCTGTAGCCGGAACGTATAACGCCCCTCAGGCAATGGCATGAACGAGGTTGCACCCCCCGCAGCCGCGCTCGGCTATTCGATCGTCTCCAACCTGGACGGTAACCGTCAGATTACGGTGCAATGCTTCGTCGCTGAAGATGCGTCCGACACAGAGGTCAACGCCAAACTCGACCGGGTGTTTCGCGTCGTTGATCGTCAGAAGGCGCGCTACGATCTCGTGACCGAACACGAAGAGCTGGAAAAGGAAAGCAAGATCCTTGTGCAGCTTAAAGAGGATCTGGCGCGCATTGACAGCGATTTCGACGTTGCGCAGGCAAAGCTCGACGAGCAAATGAAAGAATTTGACCAGCAGCACAAAGAGCTCTTTGACCGAGGCTACAACACGCACGTCGGTACCGGACGCAAAGGCGAATATACGCCCGTTGGTTTTGCCGCAGGCCAACTTCGCGTGATCGGGCAAGCAGCGGATAATGTAAAAGAGGCAAAGCAGAAGAACGAAGCCGAGCGTGAGCAGCACCGCACTGGCGCACTTATCAGCGTCAGTCGGTACGAGAAGGCGATCGCAGACCGAAAAGCCCGCATCACTGCGGGCGAAGCGTTGTTAGGAACCTGACATGGCCGTCACAGGGGATCAGCTTGTAACGCTTGCGCTTCAGGACGCCAAGGTTCCGGGGTTTGTTTCCCAAGCCTTCACGACCCTGAACATAATCCTCAGTGACCTCTGCCAGACTTACGACTTCGACCTTGCCAGGGGGCTGTACAGTTTTGCCTTCAACACCGGGCTAGGGAGTGGTCCGATGCCACTCCCTGCCGACTATCTTCGCGCTGACCTCGACGACGTGTACTTCGTTATCAGCGGTGTGCGCTACGTCATGGCTTCGGTGGATTTGGCCCAGTTCGACAACCTCGTGCAGCAAGCCGGGCTGTCCGCGCAGCCGAGCATTTACGCTACCGACTTGTCTCTTCAGAACAGCACAGTTCCCGTCATGTACGTGTGGCCTCCACCAGCGGGTGCTTACGTGGTGACGATGCGATACCGGCGTCAGATGCCCGATTATGTGCAAGGCAGTAATCTCCCCGTCTGGTTTCCAAACCTTACCTATCTTCGCCGACGCCTCGCGGGTGAGATGATGGCGCTATCCGACGACACAAGAATGAGTGCGTTCCTTGGCGACGGTGCCGAAGGCGCTCAGGGTATTTTATTGCGCTACCTTCGCCTGAAGGATGATAGCTCGACGCGAGCGGCCAAGGTCACTCTCGACCGCCGAAGTTTTGGACGTGGTGGCTCTGGCCTGAGAGTTACCAAGCGCACAGGATTCTAATGTGCCGATACGCGACTCTCGCAACTACACCTTCCGTCCTTCCGGGACTGTCGATGCGGTAGACGCGACCAATGGTCCGCCAGGGGGTCTCACGTCTTGCCAGAACCTCGTACCTGCCCCTAACAACCCCGGCTTCTTTGCGCCGCGTCCTGCCGCACTCAAGCGCATAGATCTTACCTCGATCAATGCCACGGGCATCATAAGCTGCGCGTGTGTCGTTGGCACAACGGTCTACGGAATGATCCAGTCCTCGACCTATCCGGGCAAGGACGAGCCGTTCGCCTATAACATGCTGACCAATGCGATTCTTACGATCACAGGCGTATCGAGCGCGGCGCTTCCCAACACCTTGGCCACAGCGGGCGCGTGGACAGCTCCGGTTATATTCAGCGGCGCAAGCAGTCGCATCATGGTTCTGCACAGCGGCTTCAACGGCACCGGAAACTTCCTTGGCTGGCTGGACGTTGCGGGCTTTTCTTCCAGTTCCGGTTTTGGCAACACCACGACCGGATCTCCTGTCATCCGGAGTATGCATACCAACGTCGGTAACTCTGCGCCTATTCTTTCCGGCTATCAGCCCGGCATGTCCGTCACGGGCGCAGGTATACCGGCTGGCACAACGGTCCTCTCGCAGGTCAACGGCACGTTCAGCCTCTCGACAACCGGCACCACGACCAGCGGGTCTAATTCAGTTACCGCTGTGGCTTCGGCAACCGGCGTCGAAGTCGGCATGACGATCACTGGTCCCAACCTCGCGACGGGAACCTACATAACGGCGCTCGGCGCTGGTACGATCACCTTGTCTCAAAACGCAGTTGCTTCTGGCGCAGCTTCGGCTCTGGTCGTTACCGGGGGAGGCACGGTCACGCTGTCAGCCAACGCAACGGCAACAGCTACAGGCGTGGCCCTTACGGTAGCGGGAGGGACGCAAGGGTCGCCTCAATGGGGCTCAGGAAACTTCAACACAAATCCCGTGACTATAGTTCCGATTAGCGGAAACGGTTTTAACGGACGCGCGTGGTACGGCGTAGGCCCCTACCTTGTGTTTTCCGATCCGATGAACTCCACTCAGGTCAGTCTTGCTTCGCAAGCTCTCCAGATTGGCGACCTGACCCCTATCACCGCAATCAGTCCATTGCCTTTGACTGCGCAGTTGACCGGAGGCATCCAGCAATCCCTGACGATCTACAAAGGCGCTGAGAGCTTCTTTCAGGTCACAGGCGACCCGACTACCTCGAACCTCGCTGTCAACGCTGTGACCGGCTCCGTAGGCACTCTGGCACCCGAAACGATTGCACAGACTCCGTTGGGCGTGGCGATGGTATGCGTGGACGGCGTGCGCTTCCTCGGCCTCTCGGGCGTACAGAGCGAGCGCATCGGGGCTGAAGGTTCGGGCGTATCGGTTCCGTTTATGAACGCTACGGCGCCGAGTCGCATGTGTGCTGACTTCAACCAAAACGTCTACCGCGTGTCTGTGACGAGTGCCACAGATGCGGCAGGACGACCGTTTGAGTATTGGTACGATCTTACGACTAAGGAGTGGAGCGGCCCGCACACCTTCGCTTCGTCGATTATACTTGCCTACCCTGCGGGTGGTGGGTTCCTGACAGCTCCAATCGGTGTGCCTGCGACCTTGTGGTTCTCCGACGTTATTCCCAAAGCAACCAGCAGTTATGTCGAGAACGGTGTGCAGTTGGCGTGGACGATGGAGACCGTTCTGCTTCCCGACAACGAGGACATGGCGTTCAACCAGGTTATCGAAACCGCAGTGCAGTTCGCTTCTCCTGCGGCCAACCCTGTACAGGTCACAGCGGTCAACGAAAGAGGGGATCTTCTTGGCAGCATAACGGTCAAGCCCGACTTCAGTGGAGCAACGCCGTTGTGGGGCGCTGTTACTTGGGGTGCGTTCAACTGGGGTATCGCAGCGGGATCGTTTCGTCGCTATCCTGTTTATTGGCTTGCGCCGCTTGTGTTTCGGCAAGCCAAGTTGCGATTGTCTGCATCTTCCGATCGGGGCCAAGTGGTAGGCGATCTGTTTGTGCGTTATCAGATTTTGGGTTACGGTATAGATCCGCAAAGCTAGGGGGGAATAATGCTTCTATTCCCTATCCACCGACAGACGGGACGCTTGCAAGCGGCGCGCAGATGAATGCGAACCTCATCGCGCTTCTGGCCGCAGACAACAATTCGGTGCTGCGAGACGGCACTTCGCCCTTTACCGGCAATCAGTCGATGGGGCTAAACAGGCTGGTTAGCCTCGCCAACGGAACGCTTTTGGGCGATGCAGTCAATCTCGCACAGTTGAACGCCGTTGTGCTTCCGTTTGCGCCTCTGGCTTCTCCGGCATTAACGGGCACTCCAACTGCGCCGACAGCGGCGGCGGGTACGAACACGACACAGCTTGCGACCACGGGGTTCGTTACGTCTTCAGGCTTTGCTCCCTTGGCTTCGCCCGCTTTGACCGGAGCACCGACGCTCAACGGCAATCCTCTTGGCAGTACGCCAGCGGGGGCAGTGTTCCATTTTGCGATGAGTGCGGTCCCTGCCGGGTACTTGCAATGCAATGGCGCGGCAGTGTCTCGAACGACGTATGCGGCGCTGTTCGCTGCGATCGGCGTGGTGTTTGGGGCTGGCGATCAAACCACT